AATCCAACGTATAATCTTTTGTGTATAGCTGACATTACCCGCGATCCACGCTCCAATAATGCTACTGTCGTTCCGACTGCAGCTTGTTGGTTCATGTCGCCAACTTGCATATCAGCGATGGCCGCGAAACGTTGGCCTGCATTTACAACTATACCCATCAGTTGAAGTAAAGTTGAGTCTGGTCCTTTGAAAGGTAAAGTCATAAACTGATCTTTGATGTTGCCGCCCGGAGCGTCGACATCTCTAAACTCACCAGGCTGTAAAGGTTGTGCATCATCTCTAACTCTAATACCTCTAGATTTAAATCCTGATGGTAAGTTAGCTAAGGTTCCCGCATCCAATAATTGTCTAAGAGCTGCAGTGGCAGTTCTAGTTAATCCACCGATCATGTGTATTAAACCAAAACCATAAAAACCTGTTCCTGGTAAAAATTTAAATTGCACAAAATAATTTGTTTTTTTCTTTGACGGATCTTGTGGACTGTAATTTCTTCTAATTGATAAAACTTTTTGTCCTGCTTCTGCAACAGTTACAACATAAGGTAATTTAATTCCTGTAGGATTACCATCATCGCCCATGTCTTCATAACCCTCTAAATCTAAATTAGTGTGTATTTCATAAAGTGTGTATTGATCTTCTTGGCCGTCTTTACTAATTCCTTCTAATTCTAATTTTTTATCTTCTAGTTGGTTTTGTGTTACCGGTGGTGTTCCTAATTCTATGTCTCTATAAAATCCAGCTACTTGTTGTTTTCTTAATTCGTTTTCAGAAATTTTTATTACATGAACAATGGCTTCTGCATCTTCTAAAGAATTAGCAGAGTATGGAACTATTAAATCATCTGCTGGTACAAACTTAGACACGGCTCTACCCAAGAGGGAATCATAATATACTTTTTTAAAGGTAGAGCCGCTAAGAGGGAGATAAAAAAGCATCTGATCAAACTCAGGCTCGTATTCCTTCATTTGATCCATGATTTGGTAATTCATAAAATCTTTTACACGTTTAGCTTGTTCTTCTTTTTGAACATCTACATTTCCCATGATTTGTGTTCTGACCGGTCCGTCAGCTGGAAGTAATTCTTTATAAGCTTGTGCTTGAAATTGTGTAACCGCTTCTGCAAGCACAGGGTGGTTTACACCAGAAGCTCCTCTAAAAGGTTCTGTTCTTCTTTCATATTTAAATCCTAAAAGCTCTAATCCATTTCTATAAGTATCTTCCCAGTCACCTCTAGATTCTTTGTATTCATTATATTGCTCTACCATTTTAGAACCAAGTGGTTCTAAAACATCTTCACCTAAAAAATCTGCTAAGTTTTCAAAATGATCTTGACCACCTTCAGGAGTTACAGCTCTTGGATCAAAAGCAATTTCAGCTCCACCTTGCTCGTCCATGGTAACTTCTATGTTACCTTGTTGATTTTTTTTCTCTGTGATTTCTTCTCGTTCTTGAATTATTTCATCTTGCTTCGGAACTTCAATAACAGTTTCTGATATATTTGTATTTGGAAGTGGTTTATCTATTGTAGCCATCTATTATCCCTCTTTGTTTTTAGCTGGTGTGCCCTCTTTTTTCATTGTAGCAGTCGATTTTACGTTTGTCAATTTAGGCTCACCCACTTTAACCTCCATAGGATTAAGTTTGGCGTATAGTTTTATGAAATCTTGTGAAACTTTATCTTCGGTTTTTTCGTTAATAAAACCTCTAATTGGATCATATTTTATACCCATTATCTTTTTGCCCTAAACATTGTAGCAAGACCACCTCTTGCAAAGTATGCGCCTTTGCCAAAACCAGGGCCAGCAACTTGAACACCTTGTCTTTCTTTAGCAGCAGTTTGTTGTTTAAAAGTGCCACCACCACCTGGATCTAATTGAACCACATTACTAAATGCACCAGCTGCTCTGTCCGCCTCTCTTGTTTTAGCTCTTTGTTTTTCTAATTTAGCAGCCTCTCTTTCTTTTTTTTGTCTATCGGCTTCTGCTTTGGCTGCATCTTGTATAAACTTATTTCTCTCTTTTGCTATTTGTAAACTTCTAAGTTGTTTAATTAAGTTTGTTGTTTGATTAGTGCCTTTCATAATTGCTCTTGAATTAATGTCAGCTAATTGTTCATCCGATAAAGTTCCTTCGAGAATTCCTTTTATTTCATTAACACCTAAATTATACTTTTCACTCAACGTGTCTGAAACATTATCTATTCTTTTATCAAAAGTTTTATCGGTCATTTTATTTAAATTATAACCAGCCATTACATTTGAAGGATCATTATAATTACCAGTGTTAACTATTCTCCCTATATCATCAACTCTAATTCCCATATTACCGGCAATATTTTCTGCAATCGCTCTTTTATTAACAGGAAGTAAATCTGCTAGGCCTTGTCCCAGTCCTCTAAATAAATTTAATGTTGGACTTAAATTTACCATTGAACCCAACTGTGATTTTATTTTTCCCATAAAAGTTTGAGAACCAGGTTGTAAATTTACATCAGGCATATCTCCGTAATATGCACCTTCTAAGGTTACTTCATCTGCAAACGGATCATCAATACCCATTGCTTTCAATGCTTGACTTCTTTGATAAGCTTCAAACGCTGAACCAACTCTTGGATCTTTTTTAAATGGTGTAATCATTGGACTATCACCGTCCCTTGCGTTTTGTAAATCTACTCCAATAATTCCTTGATTTTGTTGTGGAGCTCCTATTTTTTTCTGAGGTTGTTGTGATTGATTTGTTTGCCCTAAAGTTCCTGCATCATAACCTTGAGCTGTAATTGCGTCTGCTATTTCTTTATCAGAGAAACCATAACTACTCATAGAATTGTAAATAGCTAAAGCTTGAGGGTTCGTTATTCCTCCAACGTTGAAACCAACTCGGCCACCATCTTTAAGATCTAAAAATTTCTTAGCAGCCATTGCGTCATCATCAAGTTTAGTTTCATCTATATCTATTCTTCCCCCTTCAATAGTTGGTGTTATATTTCCAAAACTAAAATTTTTTGGAAATGCATCTCCAAAATCTACTTTACCAAGAATTTGTTCTTGTAGTTTATCTTGAGCGCTAGAAGTAAGATTTTGATATCCACCTCCGGCCATATTTTCTAAAACTTTACCTACCGTTAAGTTGTTACTACCTTTTATTAAACTTTCAAGACCAGCTGATCCACCAAGGGCCTCAGCTCCTGCTAATTCTAAAGGAGTTATGTCTTCTAATTTAAAAGGTTGATTATAAAATTTTTGTTTTTTTAAAAAATCAAATTTTACTCCGGCAGCTGGAGAAACTAAACCTTGAAACCTAGGATCTATATCTGATTTAAATACTGGTTTTTTAGTTTTTGTTTGTGCTGGTGGACTACCACCTCCGCCACCTCCACTACCGGGTGGTGGGTTTCCAAATCCCATTGATGGTGGTGCTTTAGCTGTGGTGCTTGTTTTTGTTCCTCCACCATATCTGCTACCCATAGCACCACCAAATCTAAATGGAACTCGTCCACCATCTTTCATTTTTTCCATGATTAAAACTTCTATTCCAACAGGTCCACCTTTTTTTAAAGATTGTTTTAAATCTTCAAGAGGACTCATTTCTATTTCTTTGATTTTAATATTTTCGCCTTTGATGTAATCTGTTAAAGTGGCATAGCCCATGTTATCTCTTTCGTAGGCATCAATTACATCTTCGTATCTTTCGAATTCCATCAGTAGTATTCCCTATCTATTCGCGGTAATGGTTCTTCTACATAATCGTCAGGAAGTCTTACAAATCCTCCCTGTCTAAAACGCATCAACGCTTGTGTTGTGCTGTCCACCAAATCATCATAGTCTCCATAAGGAAATGATGCACATTCTTCTATTACCTCTTCTGCGAACTTTTCATCCGGCGCCCAGATCATTCCAGACTCAAACAAGGGCGAAACTGCGCTCACTCTTGAATATTTATCTTGGCCTTTACTGGGTGTGAAATTTATAACAGGTATGCCTACTTTTCGCAACTCGTATGTTAGTGGAAGACCAGAAGCTTTGGCCTCTATGATTACTGTATCAGGATTCCAGTATCTATATTGCTCTAATGCTTCCTTCTTAAGCTCTGGAAACTCTAGTCTTTCTTTGAAAGCATCTAATAATATTAGATGTGCAGGACTATCTTCACTAGGATAAAATACACCCCAGGTGGTTATTGCAGAATAATCTGCAGATTCTTTTTTAGAAAAAGCTGTGTCGTAAGATTGTATAACGTGCTCTAGTTTTGGAATCCTAGCTTCCTCCCACATATTCCACCACTCACGTTTAATGATACTACCTTCTTCTGAAGTTGGATTTTGCATCCACTGTGCATTCCATTTTGAAAGACTCAAAGAAGCTTTGACACCTTCTAGTTCAGGCAGCTTCCAATATTGAGGCCAGATAGGTTTACCTGATGGCATAATTGCTGGAAACTCTATGATGTCCCATTTATCTGCTTTGATATGTTTTTGAGAATTTAATAATGCTCCTGTTAAATCTTTTAGACTCCAACGAGTCATGACCACGACGATCGCTCCACCTGGCTGTAAACGTTGACGTGGTCCTGATGTATACCACTCGTAAGCTTTTTCTAGAGCTTCAGGATTCATTGCGTCTTGTTCTGAGTGTGGGTCATCGATGATCAATAAATCCGCTCCACGACCCGTGATCGCCGATCCCACACCCGCAGCATAGTACTCACCTCCTTGCTCGGTTTCCCATTTACCCGCGGCCTGTGAGTCTTCTCTGAGTCGTGTGTTAAATATTTTTTGATACTCAGGAGAATCAATTAACGTTTTAGCTTTTCGTCCAAAACGGAGCGCGAGTTCTGTAGTGTGTGTTGTTTGTATAATTTTAAGATCAGGTTTACGTCCAACCATCCAGGCAGGAAGTAAGAAAGATGCAAACTCAGATTTAGTATGCCTCGGTGGCATGTTGATAATTAATCTTTTTGATTTGCCTTGTGCAATCTTATTAAATTTTTCTGCAATCTCTTTGTGATGTTTACCTTCAATAAACTCTGGCCACATAGCTTTTACAAAAGACATAAAATTATTTTTTATATCATCTTGTCTAACCTTCTCTTCCAAAATAGTTTGAGCTTGTTGAAACTCTAGTATCTCTTCTTTGGTTTGTTTATCGGTGTGATTGGTTCGATAATATTTCGAAGTCTTTTTTCTTAACTCTTCAATGGCTTTCATAAAAATTTTTGCAGAATTTTTTTCACTTCTGTTTTGTTTTCGTTTGAAATTTATCACGTATTTAAGTTTAAAACAAACTGTATATGTCATGTCGTTGGGACCCCTACTGTTTTGGGGAGGGTGGGCCCCCGGTTCGCGAGCAGAAAACCCATTTTTTTTGGGACCCCTCGCTATGCAGTTTGTGCATAGGGTATGGGATTTATCCCATACCCTTTATGTGTATGATTATTTATTTAAGAAATATTCTTGGACTGCTGTCTTTTGATCCAGTTTCCATTGTTGTTTATAAAATTTATTTTTAAACTCTTCTAATAAATCCATTGTCGCAAAATAAACTTTAGTTCCTGAAGTATCTAAAGTTTTATTATTTATTCTAGTCAATAAACATTGAAGAGTTATTCTACTAGCCCTTTTATAAATAGTGTCATAAATATAAATAGCGCTTTTAACTTTATCAGTCATCGTTTATCCTTTCTTAAAAATCCCAGGCCCTTCAGGGCCTGGGATTAGTTTTTATCTTGCGCCTTGCGCTTCAGCTTGCCATCTCTCTATAATTTCATCTACTGTTTCATGATCGTTTCCGACCGCGACCCAGTAATGAGCAGGAGTATCCGGCGTGCTCTTTGGTTTGATCGCATACACCTTTTTCGTATAACTACGCAGATGCAATTGATCAAAGCCGTCTTTCTGTCTGGCAATTTTTTCTGATCCAAAATGCTTCTCTACATAATTTTTAAGGTCTTCTTCAGATTTGAAGATTACCTCTAAGATATATGCTTTTTGCTTTTTTGTACTCATACGAACACTATAACAGAAAATCCCATAATGTAAATGGTCAATAATGTCGCACGTATTATTTTTTATTTAGGGGAGGGTGGGCCCCAGGATCACAAGCACAACTTATAGTTGTGTGCGTCAATCTGTCTTAAAATAGTTCTTGATTATAAGTATGGGATAATATATAAATATCCCATAGACAAAAAGTCTATAGAAATGAGAAGATAAAATGTCAAACGAAACAAAAAAAACTATCGGTGAAATTAATCACACAGATAGTTTAAGAGCTGTAAAAGTCTCTTATGATTTAGCAGCTGATCAACAAAAACAAGTTGAAACTTTGGCTAAGTTAATAAAAGGCAACCATGATAATTTGGTTTTATTAACTACTAAGGTTTTAAAGTTAGAAAAAAAAATAGAAAGTTTAGAGGGTTATGCAAATAGAGAAATCTAATCAGCTAACTTTTAATTTTGATAATTGGACTTGCCCGGTTTGTGGGCAGGAAACCAAACCGGATTGGTGGTCTTCAGATGGTTACAGCTGTAACGATTGCGGCCCGGTGTTAGAAGTGGAGGAATATAAAGGGCCGGAGCTGGTCGATTTTTGACCAGCTCCAGGATCAATCCGGGGTGGCATTCCCCGGGCTGATCCCTGGTTTTTTGGTGTAGAAGGTAGCGCTAAAACTTCTTGCCGAGCGGATTGGAAACCCGTACCAAAAAACCTGGGATCAGTTGTGTTAGCCTTGCTGGGTTAATACCAGGCTGAAGCGTTGCGACGCTAGCCGGATAAAGTTGGGGTTTAACCCTACACCGGGGCTTCTAGAAACGCTTTGTTAAACCCTAGGTATCGAACCGGGCAAGCTTCGAACCCTTGGTAAGGGTCGATGAATAGCACACCTGATCCCTGGTCTCTTCTGAACCCGCTGATCAACGGTGTGGAAGAGACCTGGGATCAGTATCCTGCGGACATACTAGTTCGATCCGTAACAGGACTGATCCCTGGTTACTTGTTTGAAATCGGCCGTTCGTAGGGCAAGTAACCTGGGATCAGCGATAAAGGAAGCTGGATAAGTAGCGTTAAATCGAACCGCGCCAGCTGGTCAGATCAGTGAGAGAGGCGGCCAGATTATCTGGTGAGCTGAAAGATGCTTTAAACTGACGTTCACTGGTCAATTTATCTTTTCAACCTGGGCGCGAGCGCAAGCTCGCAAGCCGGGGGGGAGGGTGGGCCCTAGGGTCACAAGCGGGACAAGTCAAGAAAATTATTTTTATTTTTTTATTGACTTAGTTTATAAAATATTTATTATGGGATTTTATGAGAATTGAGAAAGCAAAAGAAATAACAGGAAGCCTGAGCAAGCCTTCCAAGATGCCGGGCCACGCTTACGGCCTGCCGGCTAAAGAATGCAAGACCGGCGGAAAATTACAGAAGGTTAAGGGCTCGACCTGCTACGGCTGCTATGCATTAAAAGGCTGCTATGTTTTTAAAGTTGTGCAAGCTGCACAGTATAAAAGATTAAAAGCAATACGCCACCCGCTATGGGTTCGAGCGATGACAATGCAAATCGCAAATAAAAAAACAAAATATTTTAGATGGCACGACAGCGGGGACGTTCAGGACCTGAAACACTTAGCAAAAATTTTTGAAGTAGCAAAACGAACGCCGGACGTTCAACACTGGTTACCGACTCGGGAGGCGTGGACGCGGCCATATCAGGACCGGGCGCCGGAAAATTTAAAATTAATTTTTTCTATGCCCATGGTCGACCAGGAAGCTGCGGGCAATTGGAACTATACCAGCACCGTCGTGACTGATCCAAAAAAGGCAACCTGCCCAGCTCCAAAGCAGGGCAATGAGTGCAAAAGCTGCCGGGCGTGTTGGGATAAGAAAGTTAAAAACGTGGCGTATCTCGCACATTAGAATGATTCTAAACTATGAATATATTAGATAAACAAAAAATTAAAACAGCGATTAATATTCAAATTGGTGACGATGGCAGCAAGGCCAAAAAAATTCTTGAAATTTTAGAAGAGCTGGAGAAAATGACCCTGAAAGAATACAGGGAACAGCAAAAATATTTTGGGTAAATGTTTATATGGAACCCTTTAAAATTAAAGGAGCTCAAGCAGCGGGGGCTCAAGATAAAATATTATAATTACGATATAAGAATGCGAGACAAAACAATAGAAGAACTGGAGAGCGAGCGAGCGAGCAAGCGAGCGAGCGAGCAAGCTGGTGGGCGGGTGGGCCCCGAGCTCTCAAGCGCACAACCTGAAGTTGAAAAAAAATAAATTATTTATTTGACAATTTAAATCGTATGGGATATTCTAGGAATAGTGATCAGGTTACTGATCGGGCAATGCGCCCAGGCATGGAACCTGCAGTCAATTCTACCGTTAAAATACCGGGGTATGGGGTAGGTACTCGGGGCTGCAGGCTAAGCCGTTATTTCAAGCATCAGATGAGCGAGCGAGCAAGCAACGTTGAATGTGGTCCCAATCATTAATTGCGAGGGAAGGTGTTTCTCGGAGGTCTACAAGCAGACCGGGGATCGATTTACTCTCGTATAATTTCACCAGCTTAAGGGAAGGCTGGTGTACTAAGATATAGTTACGCTTTTTCCTAGTAAAGTGAAATAGCTTTTGGTGAGGTGAGAACCTAACTTTGTTACCTTCAACTACCTTTAACTCAACCATGAAAAAACCACAAGAATCCGCATATCCCAACAGATCTGGCACGCCAAAGGACGCCCAGGATTCCAGTCTTGTCCACTGAATTTGGGGTGTATTTTTCTTAACTAGCTGCCAAAATTTGCTTTCTTTTTTCATCGTACAGGTGTACTTATTCTTACACATTATCGTACTAAAAGCGATACATAATCGTACAAAAATTGACTTTTAGAGGAACTATTTATATACTTTGAGCATGTCCGATTTAGTAGGAAAAAAGATGGGTAGGAAGCCAGCATTAACACAAAGGCAGATGAAATTTGCTGAATTGTATGTATTTAATGATGGTGAGTTTAACCAAACAGAATGTGCAGTCATGGCTGGGTATAAGAACAGGCCCAGACAGAATGCATCTGACCTTAAAAATGAAAAGAAATACCCGTTAGTAGCCCAATACATAGCGAAGCTTAGAAAAGAACTTAGAGATCAACATTCAACAGACTACGATAGACACATGAATATGATGGGTAAGATTAGAAATATATCCATGAAACAACACCAAACTTATGCAGTAGCTTCAAATACAGAATACAGAAGAGGCCAGGCTTCAGGTCTCTACAGAAATGAAAACATTAATGTTAATATTGACGTCAGCAAAAAATTTCAAGACATGTCCAAGGAAGAGCTCCAGGAATACATGGAAAATAAATATGTCAATAATATGAAGGACGTTAGCCCAGAACCAAAACCAGAAGAATCAAAAGAAGAATAATACCTTGGTGTTTGTTTATTCTACCATTAATTAAATTATATAACCTGTCTCCGTGGCTTTTTATTAATCTTAAAAGCTCTTTCATTTTTACTCCTTACAATACCTTGTGGATTAGGACCACGTACTGGTGGTATTGCGTGCCATTTTACGTTAGGCATATTCTTAGTCAAGGTTTTATTTTTCATTTATTTTTTCCATTTTGATTATACACCCAACAGGAAATACATTTCTATCACTAAATAACTCTTCATTTTCTTCGTAAGATGCAAACGTCCATATGTATTTTTTACTTTTTTCAAATAAATATGCGTGGGTTATCATCGTAGCTGGTAATAATCCTAGTGAATCGTGGGCCGTAGCATGCCCGGAATCACCCGTCGGATCTATCCAGGTGATTTTGTAGTAATAATATCTCTTTTTGTTGATAACAACAGATTTATACTTTGATTTTTTAGGACGTCTCATATCTATCTATATACTGTATAGTGAAATTTTTAGGCAAAAAAGTTTTCAAAAAACTAAAAAGGGTCGCGCACGCAGAGTAGGATACTGTGCCAAGCTGTGCCAACACCCTTGGCACACCATTTAACCAGTAATACCAACGATAATAGCTCAATTTTACCCTGTGCCAGCTGTGCCATGAGTTTTTTCTTATGACTGAAAAAAAAATTTGCTCAAATATTTCACTATACCACGGCACAATTACTACCTCCGACGCCTTGGGGGTATAGATTCTTGTGTTTTTGCCACATTAGTGCCATGATTTATAATCTTTTTGACTCCAGTCCCTTGTATTTCAAACTTTGCGTAGGAGCTCCACTGTTTTTTCATAAGATTAAGCTCTAAAATGAGGACAGACCATTGTTTTGGGGTTATATTTGTACCTATTATACTAACTTTTTTCATCTTTAACTTTGTTTAAAAGTAGGAGACATAAATCTTTTTAAAGACTCTGCTTTCAATACTATTCTTGCAGGTTCTGGTGAGTTTATTAATCTGCTCTCCTGCAGCTCTATTTTTCTAATCTCTTCTAGTCTTCCGTCCATGGTCTCGATATAAATAGGACAATCAGAAATTATTGTCCCTTTCATATCATTAGTGAATTTTCCCAGGACTTGTTGAAAGTCTCTTACTCTCATCTATTTTTCCTCCTATTTGTTTTGCTAACTTGTACCATTTTTTTCTCCACATCTCCTTCATCTCACCGGTTGTTTTATCGTACATCTTTTTAATATTATCCAGTCTTCTCATCTCGATGTCTATAATACTCATCTACCCTCCTTAAAAATTCAAACATGTATTTTTGAAATTGCTCGCCTTCAACAACGAACTCTTGATAAAAGTTGTCTGCACTACACATCATAATCACACCTTTACATATTTGTGTTTTAAATAATATGTTGTGAGCCATTGCATAAGCTGCCAGTTGAAGTTTGTAATCACCAATCCATTCTTCTTTTTTAGGTTTGTTGGTTTGTTTAAAATCTATTATTGCATCTTGACCTTTGTGGACTCCTACCAAATCTGTCTGCCCTGCAAATAAACCAGGATAATATAAGTTACATTCTGTGCCGTAATATTCTGTAACATTTGATAATCCATTCTGTATAACCTGCAATGCCATATTGTGGGCCTGCTTGCCTACATCTGTTTCATCAAGATAGCCTTGCTCTAATACATACTTCTCTAGAATCTTGTGCATGGCAGTTCCACGTGTTTGTGATTTATCCACGATCCGCGCCGCTTCATCAGCTCCCACTCTATCACGCCACCTTTGTAACGATTCGCGCTTCTCGGCTGGTTGTGTTTGGTCCAGGATAGTTGTGACAGATGGTAATTTTTCTTTACCAACCACGTAATGTCTAATCCCGTTTATTGTTTCACGTGTAGATCTAGGATATTTATAACTATTATTTTTTTTCAAAAGATGATAGCTCCTACAATAAATCCTATCGCAACCAATATAATCTCTCTTCTATAATACAAAGACCATACTTTTAATTTATTTATATATTCTTCCATGTTTACCCCTCCAGGTTCATTAGTTGTTTATATTCATTAAGATCAATTACTTTACCGTTCATAATTTTTAATTTTCTACTAGTATAATAATCTATAATTTTTTGTATTTTATCTAGTTTAACGTGAGCGTATGGGAATAACATACAACAAACCAAAAATGCATCACGAAATGTGCAACGCCACTTCCATTGCATTAAATATTTCGTGCCATCTTTACGCAAACCTTTTCTAGGTTTTTTAACAACAGTTCCAACACCTAACACTTCATGTAGCCAACGAATTACAGATTTATCTGTCATTGTTACTTCCATACTAATTCGCATTGAGTTTGATAATCTATAACCCTCACCTTTATGTTTTTTCTTTTTCTCAATTCGTTTAGCAAAATATATGCTGCCCTCTCCGTCAAACAATCCTGCAATGTACGCTGCGTGTTCACTGCTGATCGTCATAAAGTATCCGTTGTTTGCCGTCGTAGTCAAAGTAGTATCCGGATACCTTCTTCTTTCTCTTATATCTTTTCTTTGATTCTATCTTTCTTTGTTTAAATTTTGGTGTTCTTAATATTTTTGCTAAAAAATTTTTAATCATTGTAACCTCTTTGAACCAAATGATTCTAAAAATTCTATTGTGGGTTCTTGTATTTCTAACTCACCTTCAGACTTACATTTAAAACATTGTTTAACTTGACTGTTGTCCCTAAAATCTAGTGATGTATCTCCAGTAGATACCCTGATATAGCCGTTGCCCTCACACACCGGGCAAACACATTTATGTTTAGCTATTTTTATTACTTTTCCCATTTGCTTTTACACCTTTGTTATCTAGAAAAAATCTAATTAATCGACCAACCATTTTTGATCTCGTTCTATTTGTTTTATTAGCCAGCTGGCCAAGTGTCTCCCAGTCTTCGCGTGGAACTGATAGAGATTTATATTTAGCAGGATCTGCCATTTGTTTCCTTTCTTGTTATTGTTCTTCTCATGTATGGGAATATATACTAAAAAACAGGTATTGCAAGTGTTATTTTTTTAATATAAAAGAAAGATCTCTTCTCACACCTTTTGTTTGTTCGTCCCTTTCTTGGGACGGACAGACAGTTTAGAATTATTCTAGGTTAGAAGTTCAACCACAGGTTTCTTTTTTGGCAGGATTATGTCCACTTGTAGGCAGTCAAATTTAATATAAACATTAAACTCATTAACTCTTTCAGGACCCATTTCTTCTATTTTTTTATAAGACTCTTCGTATCCCTTCAACATACAGTTATAAGAACTATCAAAGGTATCTGGCCATGTATATGGTTCTATGCAAGTATTTGCTGCTGCAGAGCAGATGTATAATATTAATGTAAAAGTTTTCATTTTCTTTTTTTTCTTAAAATTTTAACGTGTTCTCTCCAGGCCCAGGCATTTAATTTACCAGACCAACCCATGATCCATAGATAAAATCGTAATATCATTTTCCCTGGCCACGATATTTTTTAAAATTTTTTCGTTTTCTTTTGTTCATTTTTTGTAGACTAGGATTACGTCCAATAGAAGTTTTGTGATGCACGGGTTCGTGCGCTACGAAATCTTTAAACTTCTTCGCCATCGAAATACTTTTGTAAATCTGATTTTAAAGTATTAGGATGCATAGTTGGTATGTAACTTATTTTACCATTTATGTGTTGCTCTAAATCTGCACCACAGGTCATACATCTAAAAAATTGTTTTGTAAGTCCAACCAATAAAGTATGTTCTTCACAAGTAGGACATTTACCTGGAACAACTTCAGCTTTAAACTTAAGAAACTTTGTCATTTTATTCTATTATCAATTTCTTAATACTCTTACTACCGTCAATATTGTCCTCTAACTCTGCTTTACCCTTCCAGCATTTGTAAGATACAGATTCACTAAACTGTCTCTCCGCGTGCCTCTTCCCGCGAAGGCACCCGGCCATGTTCTCTTGCAAACGTGCCTCCTTGATCTCTCCGTTTACAAACATAAGTAGAGCTACCACAGCTTCAATCATATTTCCTCACATGTATTAGTATGGATAATATAATAATAGAAACTAATGAACCTATAAAAAATAAACCTATCATTCGTAACTTCCATTTTTGTAACCAATCTCACGATTAGCATCTTTTAATTTTTCAATATCATCTAAAACTTTGTCCATTTGTTTTCTTAAAAATTCTATGTTGACTTTGTTTAGTGCCATGGATTCTATATGTTTGTTAAGCTTATCCGTGGTCTTATAAAGATCCTCAATCATCATGAATTGTTCTGAGTCCGCGGGAAGTGATCCGAGTTGGCCCCGTGGCCATTTTATTCTAAACTCTGTATTCTCTTCCAGATCTTTTTCCATAATCTGTATACGAGTGTCTGCAACGTTAAGACGTTCTATAATTTGAAAGTAACCCATTGTGCCGAGAGCGACGATGACGATCAAACTAGCAACCGTCTTCATGGGCATCTGCACGGCTGCCTCTTCTGATATGTTTAGTGGCTTTTTACTCATCTAGGTATGTATCCTGGTTCCATGAAGAAAGCCATTAGAACTAATAATACAATTAATATTCCTGTAAAATAGTAATTCATTCCTGGCTACCTCTATTGTCATAGCCATCTACTTTATATTCTTATGTGGGATAAATCAATCTTTCTTGTCTTCTATTTGATAGAACATTTTATCAGTATCTTCTGTAACCCAGTCTTTATTTTCGACAGTCCAATAAGTATTTTGGACTTTAAAGTCAGGCCAAAACTTATCAGTAGTATAATGAGAAAGGTTCCACAAAATACGATTATTAGGCTGAGCTGCAAAATTACCGTTATCGAGTTCCAATATATGTGCACACTTATGTTCTTGAGGTATTTCAGAGTGGTCAGTATCCAGGATATTGCTATCCGGATGAGCCCAATCAATAGTAAATAAATACTCACCTTTATAAAA